GCAGGTGTACAAACAGGTACAGGAGCTGATATCGTAAGACAGTCATAATAAATAAATAATACGGAAGGAGGGGGTAAAACCTCTCCTCCCTTAACCTAATAAAAAAAACACAATGGCTTGTACAGCACTAACGAAAGGTAGGGGACTTGACTGTAATAGAATCAGTGGAGGAGTAAAGTATGTTTATTTCGGAGTTTACGACCAATTTGAAGCACCAATAGAAACAACAGGAATAGTAGTAGTAGATTCAGAAGTTACTGATATAGATATGTTAGTAGGTGGAACTCAAAACACTCTATACAGATACACTATGCCTTTAGGGGTAGCGTCAGTAACCGAAACAATTGTCGGTTCTCGTGAGAACGGAACGATATACTATACTCCTACTTTAAACGTAATTTTAAATCGTTTAAGTAAGGAAGACCAAAACCAAATCAAGCTCTTGGGAAGCACGAAAGTTGTAGCATTTGCTCAATTAAACGCTACATTAGCAAACGGTAATGACGTTATTGTTGCTTTAGGTGTTGAGAATGGCTTACAATTAAATGCAGGTACTATGGACTCTGGAGCAAGTTGGGGAGACCGTTCAGGTTACACGCTTACATTTGACGGAATGGAGCAAAATCCATTCCCAATGGTGCAAGATTACCCATCAGCAACAGGACCTTTCACAAATGCAGGGTTTGAAATCGGAACTATAGTTCTATCTTAATTTTCTTATCTGTTTTCTTATAATCTTAAAAGGGTAGCTTAATTGTTACCCTTTTTCTTTTCCAAATAAAAACTGACTTTTTCTATTATATAGTATAATGATTCAAGCAATAACAGAAACCAATATTGAAACTTTTATCTCTACTAAGGATAATCGCATTAATAATACAATTATTCCTAATACTTATAACGTAGCAGGACAGCCTGCACTTAGACATTTGTTTAAGTTTAGTAACGATATGGATGAAAGTATTCTTTACGCTTATTCTGATGGGCTTATCTTTAATCGCTACACTCAAGTATTATTTTACTATGGAGTTAGTGATACCCTAACATCTTTTATAGACTTAAAACCTTCAGGGTATTGGAAATATGAATGTTACGAAGTAACTTGGATTGAACATCCTGCTGATGTAAACAAAGACAATACTCCTGTAAATGAAACTGTAGTTTTACCTATTGCAAACGATAACGGTATAGTAGAGGGATTAGTTACAAAAGGAAAATTAAACTTAACAGATAAATCAGGAACCGCACAAGTACAATATACAGAACACGAATCACCAACAGGAACTAATACAATATATTACGGACAATAAAAAAAATTATGGCTATAGAAAACGTACAACAACTCTTAAGTGAGCAACTAGGAAAAAATAGATGTGATGTAGTAACTACAAGTGCTATGACAGGTAAAGACTATTATTGTATTCACTTTCCTTTAGAGTCGGTAGTAACTGTTTTAACGGCTTCTAACGTAACAACAGCTACAGGCTCAGATGTTGCGAGCCTTTTAACTACTTACGCAGCAGGAACGACTTTATTTCTTAATGTGAATACTTTGACTTTAACAAGTGGATTAGCTATTTGCTACTATGACCAAGTAATATAATGTTAGCACTAAAGCAAGCGTTAAGTTTAGTATCAATTAAAAGTCTTGTTGGTTGGAGTCCCTTAGATGAGTCTTCATTAGAAACATTCTATAAAAATAAATCAGGAGTTGAGATTACAGGAAGTGGAGTTAGTCAATGGGATAACGATAAGTCAGGAACAACTTTAAATATTTTACAGCCTACAGATTCAGAACGACCTACTTATGAGTCATCAACAGGTAAACTTTCATTTGACCCTGCAAGTAATCAAAATTTACAACTAGAAGTATCTGAAGAAATACGTTTAATAGGAGCTTTATCTATTGGAATTAGAACTCAGATTGATGCATTTAATAATGTAATTTTAGGTTCTAATACACTTTCGCACGAGTTCTTTAAATTCACTTCTTCTTCTGCTATGGTTGTCAAAGTGGATGGTGTATATGTAGTACTTGGTTTAGATAGTGGTACGTGGTCGGACTCAATTAGAAACCTAGTAATTACAAGAGATGGTTCAAATGTTTGGAATTTATGGGTTGATGGTGTTCAACAGGCTTTAACTCCAACAGTTGCAGGAACAATAAACTTTGATGCAATAGGTGTAAGAGCTACAGACTTAAATTCTTTTAGTGGAGATATATATGAAGTTCAAATTTTCAGTTCTCAAAGTTCTTCACTAACTTCAAATATAAACGAAAGACTTTCAAACTTATAATATGGATAAAATAATTTCAGTAGATTTAAGCACTTCAACAGCTCCTCTAGTACAGGAAGTACGAGGTAAGGATTGGATAGAGTATGGGGACGCTAATGGCGAATGGAGAAACCTTTACCCTCAGTTCTTAATTGACCTTTACTATTCTAGTTCTATAACGGCTGCAATTGTGAACGCTACAGCAGAAATGATTAGTGCTGAAGATATCGTCATAACAGACGAAGAAGATAGAGATGAAGAAGCAAGAGTAAAGTTGCAGAACTTTATGAATAATGCTAATGGCAATGAAACTCTTCACGAGGTCTTGAAAAAGGTATCATTTGATTTTAAACTTCAAGGAGCATTTGCTCTTAACATTGTTTGGTCAAAAGATAGGACTCAGATAGCTGAGCTGTATCATATACCTGTAGAGAAGATTAGATGTGAACGTCCTGATGAATTTGGAAAGACTAGAGGTTACTATGTTTCAGGAGATTGGGCAAATACAAGAACAAATAAGCCTTATAGAGTTCCTGCTTTTAATGTAAACGATAGAACTTCTCCTAATCAAATTTTATACACTGGGCTTTACAGTCCTAATATGAATAGCTATTACACAGCTGATTACATTTCTTGTAATAATTGGAGTCTTATAGATTCTAAAGTTTCTGAGTTTCATTTAAATAACATCTCCAACGGATTTACAGGCAGCTTTATGATATCCTTTGCGAATGGCATCCCAACGGCAGAAGAAAGAAGACAGATAGAACAAAGCTTAGAGGCTAAATTCACAGGAGCATCAAATGCAGGAAAATTTGTATTGACGTTCTCAGATGACAAGACTAGAGTACCTGAAATAACTTCAATAAGCCCTTCAGATTTAGACAAGCAGTACCTGGCACTTCAAGAACTACTTACTAGCAACATCCTCTCAGGTCATAGGGTAACTTCTAAGACACTTATGGGCTTGGATAGTGCTAATGGGTTCTCAAGCAATGCAGACGAGCTAAACGCTGCTTCTAATTTTTATCTTAATACTGTGGTAATGCCGTTTCAAGGGCAAATCTTAAAAGTATTACACAAAATATTCCAAGTTAACAATATGGATATGCCTGTTCAGTTCGTACAACTTAAACCAATAACTGTTAAGTTCACAAATCAAGACCTTGCGGCAGTTCTTACTTCAGACGAAATAAGAGAAGAAATGGGATATGCTCCTTTAGATGTTGATGTAGATGTTAGAGAAGACTTTGCTAAAGTTGGTATGATTGATGGAAAGCCTGTATTTGACACTATAGAAGAAGCCTTAGCTAGTGCAAAGACTTTAGGGTGTGAAGGGTATCATACGCACGATTATGAAGGTAAGGAAGTCTATATGGCTTGTGAAGGGCATACAGAAGCTACACAACTAGCAGAGTGGATAGAAGAATTTGGTGAAGATATGCCTGAAGATTGGGAATTAATAGATGAAGAGGTAGTAGATGGTGAGCATAGAGATTTTGATTTTGAGAAAGTATTAAATGAAGAAGCTGACAATAATATAGAACTTGCTTCATCAGTTAAAGCTACCCCAAACAAGAGAAGTAGTCAAGATGGGGTAAATAAATCTTACAATGACTATTATAAAGTGAGATATGTGTATGCTACTGATAATTTCTTAACTAACAAATCAGGTACAAGCAGAGAGTTTTGTAGAGATATGGTAGCAGCTAAAAAAATATATACAAAAGAAGATTTAGTAAATGCTAATAGTTTGACTTTAAATCCCGGATTTGGAATTGATGGTAAAAAACGGTACGATTTGTTTCTTTTTAAGGGCGGCCCTCAGTGCAGACATTACTTCTTGCGTAGAATCTATAAGACTTCATTAAGAGGAGCTAAAAGTAAAATATCAAGTAGTCAATTAATAGGATATACTAAAGCTAGGTCTGAGGGGTTTACTGCTGAAAAAAATGATAAGCTAGTAGCGATAGCACCGCAAAGAATGAAAAATAACGGATATAACAAACCAAGATAACTAACCTAACTAATTGATAATCAATGTCATACGTACTATTTATATCAGAGGCTAAATTAAAAGACTCTACGGCAATTAATCTTAATGTGGACGTAGACTTACTACTTCCGTATGTAAGACAGGCACAAAAGCTGTGGTGCGAAACTCGTCTTGGCACACCTTTAAATAACAAATTAAAAGACTTAATTAAAGCAGGAACAGTAGGCAATGCAGGTAATGAAGCATATAAGACTTTATTAGATGATTACATAGGCGATTTTTTGCCGATAATGGCAATGTACCACGCTATCCCATTCCTTAGATTTAAAGTTGAAAATGGAAACATATATTCTAAAACATCAGAAACCGGAACTGCACTTACAACTGAAGAGAGTCAGCATTTACGAGAAGAGTGCAAAAATACAGGTGAATATTATTTAGAAAGAATGATAGACTACATCACTAGTAACAATTCACTTTTCCCTGAATATGGAACTTCAACTGGAGCAGATGTGGATGCAAATAGAAATGCATACTATAACGGAATGAACCTTGAAAGACCAACACAACAAGGAACAAGGCTTACTCTACAAAACTTTTTAAGCTCATCAGATTAATGAAGAAACACTACAAGCCAAAACAAATTAATATAACAAAGCTAAAATCTTATTTAGATGAAAAGCCTAAAAATAAAACCAATGCAAGACAGCCTTCAAGTAGGATTAGCAAATAGTACAGCTATCCTTTTAAGTGTAGGACAGGTAAATCAACTTCTTACTTTAGTTTCCTTAATATTAGCGATTACTTTTACAATCTATAAATTCATAAAGTTTGATAAAAAAAAATGATAAACCTCTTATTGATTAGAGATACATTCTCAGAGGAATCAACTATTGGTGAATTATTTTTAAATGGTGAGAGGATGTGTGATACATTAGAAAACCCTTGGATAAATAATGAAAGAAATTTAAGCTGTATTCCTGAAGGGATTTATCCTGTAAGACTTAGACTTCCAAGAGAATCAGCGACTAGGGACTATCTTCATTTGCTAGTTCAAGATGTGCCTAATAGGGATTGGATATTATTTCACAGAGGAAATACAGCAAAAGATACAAGTGGATGTATTCTAGTAGGACTAGGAAGCCAACAGGACGTTGTTCATAACTCTGTCTTAGCTATGGACTTATTAATCAAAGAAGTAATACATTTGGGTGCAGAAAATATTAACTTAATAATTAAAAATAAATAATATGAAAAAGTTTTTTCAGAAGTATCTTATCGGTCAGATGTTAAAGTCTAAGAAGTTTTGGTACGCAATCAGTTCAGTAGTAGTTCCTGCAATAGTAACTTATTTAGGAGTAGACCCTGCAACTGCAACAGAATTGTATCACGCTATCTTAGTTCTTATTGTAGGTCAAGGAATAGCAGACGTTGCTAAGAAATAATAGATACAGATTAAAGCCTAACGAGATAGCAGTCATTCAGGAAATGAGGAAGTCAGAGGTTAGAAACATTCTGGTCATTGGCGACCTGCACGAACCTTTCTGTTTAGACGGCTACCTTGAGTGGTGTCAAGAACAATACAAAGTTCATAATTGTAATCAAGTTATCTTCATTGGAGATATTATTGATGCTCACGGCTTTAGCTATCACGAGCCTGATCCTGATGGAATGAGTTCAGGATTAGAACTTGAAACTGCTATCAAGAAGATAGCTAAGTGGTATGAAGCTTTTCCTTACGCAGATGTTATGATAGGCAACCACGATAGAATGGCTAGTCGTAAGGCTATGTCAGGAGGTATTCCTGCGGCTTGGATAAGGTCTTACAATGAAGTCTTAGGTACTCCTAATTGGAATTGGGTAGAGTCTGTTATATATGATGACGTACTATATGAACACGGAGAAGGAGGTCAAGCAGCAGCTAAAGCTAAGAACAATCTGATGTCTTCAGTATGTGGTCATACCCATACCCTTGCTTATACTCAATGGTTCGTAGGTAAACGCTTTAAAGTATTTGGAATGCAAGTTGGATGCGGTGTAGATTCTACAACATACGCAGCAGCATACGCTAAGAACTTCAAGAAACAGTCAATCGGCTGCTCAGTTGTGCTAAATAACGGCGAATTACCAATCAATTTGTTGATGACTTTATAGTTTTTAACACCTTTTTTTAACCTTTTTCAATCTTTTTTTAAATTTATTTTAGTATCATTTACTAGATATGGAATAACTATTTTTAAACTATTCTGTTAAAAACTTAGTTAAAAAGTTTGTTAATTCAAAAAAAGGTTTTATCTTTGCTTCATAATAATTAACTAAAAAAAACGAAAAATGGACATAAATTTCTACATCAAGCAAACGCAAGCAGCCTTAATCAATGCAAACTACACTAAAGACGAATTACATTACTTATTTACAGATGTTTCAAATAGAAGAACTGTAACAGATGGTTTTGAAAACAACACACCTATAATTGATGTGATTGCAGACTTAGCTGAAACAATGGATTGCATTAGAAGTATCAGGGAAACACAATCTTGTTAAGCGTATGAAAACAACAAATACAATAAAAGTGTCATACAGGTTTAAAGGAATAAACCTAGTTTCAATACACACCACAAATGATGTCAGTTTTATCCCTGATTGGATAGAAATTGGTGAGGAAGAAATTCAACAGCAAATAAGAGAATCAATCTTAGATGAATGTTTAGGTTGGGAAAAAGCACAAGAAAAAGAGCATAAAATTATAGCTGACTTTGAAAATAATAAGGTAATACAAATAACTAAAAAATAAATTAAAATGAAAAACTTTAAGATTACAAATTTAAAAAGCAAAGTAGTTTACTTGCTTAACGAAAAGGAAAAAGTACAATTCTTTAAAATGAATGATTACCAAGAAAACGGAGCAATAAAATATGATATAATAGATTTATCAAGAACTGAAATGGATAAAAGAATTAAGTTTTACGATAACATTCTTTTCACACTTGGCTCCTTAATTTTCTTTTACACTCTGCTCTTCGCAATGTGTTATACTTTCTCATTCATTGACTCTTTAATCTTTTAATATGAATAGACAAGACGCAGAATACGAAGAATACAATACATTGAATTTAATTTGTCAAGACTTCTTTTATAAGTCAGATGGATATTCAACAGATTCAAAATTTAATAAAACTTTATTTGTAATGGATAATGACTTAATAGGTAATGAAAGGTCAGTAAGAATTTATGGCACAAAAGAACAGATAGATTTAGCAGGAAATGAATACAGTAAAAAAAATTCACTTATGCTTGATGAATGTTATAATTACAAAGTAGAGCCAAAGGGTTCTTATTGGAATGACATCTTAAACATAACAGAAGACCAGAACCAAGCAGTAATAGATAAATTAAAAATATACAACAAGCTTTACAACCAAAAAGGTAGAAAGGCATTAATTTTAAGAACAAGATAATGGAAAACGAAATGATACACAAAAGGATGCACGAAATAAATACTTTTCAATCCTGCAAAAACGAGATATATTTAAGAGGAAAAGATGAATATGGAGAAGACTTTCAAATCTGCTTTGATGCATTCAACTTCTTAGAATGGATTGATACAGAACAACTAGAATACATAAAAGAAAATATAATTAAATACATAAAAACAAAATGATAGATACTATTAGCGTTTACACTTTTAGAAGATGGTTTGAAGCAAACAGACCAAACAATTTTAGCTATACAGGTTTAGCTTCACTATTTGATTACCTTGAAGAATATGAAGAATCAATAGGAGAAAAGATTGAATTTGATCCTATTGCTTTATGTTGGGAATACACGGAGTATGATGACTTAGCAGAGTTCCATCAATATTATGATGCAGAAAAATATCCTGACAAAGATGCAATAATGGATTATACCCAAGTAATTGAAGTTGGTGTAGAATCATTTATAATACAGAATTTTTAACCTTAATAAATAAATATGAAAACAGAAAACAAGCAGGACTATTTAATAGCTATACAAAGCGAATTGAAAGCACCTAAGAATCAATTTAACAGTTTTGGTAAGTATAAGTACCGAAGTGCAGAAGACATCTTAGAAGCCGTAAAACCATTACTCAAGAAGTACGGTTGTTACTTGACAATCACAGAAACAACTCAAGAGATTGCAGGGTATTTAGTTTTAACATCTAAAGTAAGTATTTCAGATGGTGAAAAGACTATCTATGTTGAAGCTCAGGCAGGTATTAATCCTGAACGCAAAGGAATGGATATAGCTCAAAGCTTTGGTTCTAGTAGTTCTTACGCTAAGAAGTATGCACTTGGTAACTTATTCTTATTAGATGACACTAAGGACGCAGACTCAGGCTTAAGTGTTCCTATTGGTGTATCTGGACGTTCTAAATCTAAACCTGTAATGACAACTGACATTTACAATGCTATGTTGGAAGCAATTAATACAGGTAAAAGCTCCGCAGTTATGTCTAAGATGACTAATTATTCAATGTCTGAAAATCAACAAAGTACATTAATGAAAATGTTAAAGCAAGAAATAAATAAATAATTTAACCGAGAAAAGTCCTACTCACTAATCATAGGCGAAATATACAATGGAAGTAAAAGGAACAGTAAAATTAAAGTTAGCAGTAGAAAGCGGAATCAGTAAGTCAGAAAAGGTTTGGAAAAAGCAAATAGTAGTAATTGACACAGGAGGAGAATTTAATAACGAAGTAGCAGTAAGTGCTTTTGGTGATGAAAAGTTAAAGTCT